AGTATTTACAAGAGTAAACGGAACTACACAACCAGTATTTGCACTGGATGTGGCAAACGGTTCTATCGCAGGAACAGCTAACGTAGCTGCTCAAGGTCCAGTTAATCTGGCCGGTCCCAAGCTGGACTTCTTCACATTGACAGCCAACGCTGCTCTTACCAACGCTGGTAACGTGAATGGTTACTTGAACAACGTTCTGCAGGCTATCCAGTCTGGCGGCGGTGTTACAGGTGGCGGCACAGGCGGTACCGTTGCAATCTATCAAGCCGGCGCCACTGCTGGTACCATCAGCATTGCTATCTACCCAGCCAATGCTTACAGCACCACCACATTGGTTGCTGCTGCTCAAACAGCCAACGCAACTGGCGGCTTGAACATCGGTATCCCAACAGCCAACGTGAGCAACACAGCCAGCTTCACTTGCTTGGTCAGCTAATCAATCTTTGATTGAACGCAACCCCGGAGGTAAAAAATCCGGGGTTTCTTTTTGGCCTTAAATATCTGCCTAATGAGAATACAATGTCGGACCCTTTTTGATTGCAGTTATACCGGCACCACTGGGCATTTTCGACCCAGTGAGATACCATTTGAGGATCGCATGGGCCAAATGATTGCCAATCAAACAGATTGGAACCATAGCCGTAATCAACAAAGAAATTGGGAAACGCTATTGCAGATCATCAGCTTGAGAACACAGCCGTTGGATATCACCACCCCGGTGTATAGGACCGGTGCGTGGGAATTTGAATTCCGTGTGGAAGCACCGTCAGTGTATTCACTGGATAACGATGCTAATCCCCTGGCTGGACTCATACAAGGCTGTGCAGATGTGCCCATGATGACCCGTCTCACCGAACAACCTGAACTACAAAGCACCATAACCACAACCGGTGACAAACAAAACATTTGGTTCCTGGTGCTAAATACGTTATTGGAGTAAGCATAATGGACACAACGGATATCGAAAAGAAAAGCCTCGAGGCTCACGTGGAACTTTGCGCCGAGCGTTATCGCCTGCTGGAGCTCAAGATTGAAAATGTGGAAAAAAGTGTGGGTTCGGTTAAAACTGTGGTCACAGAAGTGCATGAGATGATACATGAAATGGCCAACAAACGAAATGATCAATTGATCAACTGGGGCATTGGCATCATTGGCACGTTGATAGGCACCGTGGCCTGGCTCGCAGTACATTATTTCAAGAACTCATGAAATACGACCGCAAACTCGAAGCCTTGCTGGAAAAAGAATTTAAAAAACATTCAGCCAACACCATTGTGAGTTACGCCACAGGTACCAACTATCTGGTGTTTGGCAAATATGAAATCACACAAACACCCGAAGGATTTGTAGTCGGTGATTGGCATAGTGCTATCCATTGTTTTTCTGCCAAACGTGTGGCACTGAGCTGGTGCATAGCAGACAAATATCAGAGATACAATTTATCAAACAACATAGTGATACTGGATCGTAGGCAACAGGTTCTCAAAACAGATATCTATTGCAGCAGAAAAACAGCCGATGCCAGCGGGCACGAATCGTTCTACGAGATAGTAAATACCAAGATGCAACCCAAGAGTGACATGCTTGAGTCAGTGACAGCCGAATTAGAAAAATGTATAAATTCGGCTAAATATCTACAGATTAGAGGATTCTATAATGAAACTGCAAGAACTAGCGGCTCCTAAGCCATCAAAACAAATCGCCAAAGTATTCGAAAGTTATTTTGGTTCGCGCATCAGCTTTGACCGTTTGACTAGAAATCAAACCAGGATGATGCTGAGCAAGGTGCGCGGCGTACTGGGCGAGCATCGCAGCACCACTGCACGCCATACCAGCCAGCAGGATCCCAAATATCTGCAACTGGTCATGATGGAGCAGGCATTGAGCAGCCGCTTGCGCGAAGAAGATGTGGTTGTGCCCGGCGGCGGCGGCGGAGCAACCAATCCAGGAACATCATCAGGATCAGCTCCTGGACAGACCACACCCCCTCCCGGACAACCAACCCCTGGCGCAACACCACAGCAGACCCCGCAAGATCCCAAACTAGCAATGGCCATGAAGAAGAGTGCTGCTGGACAACAACTCACACCGATCGAACAAAAAATGGTAGCTGGCGCTGCAATGGCCATGGCCGAAAGCCGACTGCGTAGAGAATATCGCATCTTGAAAGAATCTGAAATCCAACAGGCCCAAGTGGTGTTGGCTGCACAGGACCTAGTGGACAAGATGCAAGACATGGTAGAAGAAGTTAGTGAATTACAATTCAAAGATCTGCCTGCCTTGGTTGAAAGCATCAAGAATCAAGTTGGTGTGGATCAAGCCATGCAATTCAATACTGACGCCACTGGCGCATTGGCTGGCCTGCTGCAAAACCTACAAGGCGCCAAACAGCAACTGGAAGCTGCACTGGGTGTGGTAACTGGCACCGGCGGCCCTGACATGAGCGCCATTGCCAATGCCGGCGCCGCTGGTGCAGACATGAATGCCGCTGGTGCCGATATGGGCGCTGCCGCAGGTGACATGGGACTGGCAGGCCCTGCACCAGGTGAAGAAGAACCCCCAGCAGCGCCACCAGCTGGCGCTGCACTAGGCCGAGCACGTAGATAATGCGTATATTTGAAGTTGCCAACTCTGCAGGGGCAACTCCAAGTCCAGATCAATTGATGGGCCTGGTTTCCTTTTTGGCCGGCCGTGCAGATGATACCAATGCTCGCAAAGAGATAAACCAAGACGCATTTATAAGTTTGGCACAGAGTTTAGATATCAATGTGACCAAAGAGAATCTTGGTGATCTCATTGCACAACCTCCATTGAGCAACATGCTGGCACCGTTAGACCCCAACTCGGGTGTGATCACATTCAAAGGCGGCGAAGAGGCCAATACTGCCATGCCGGTCAATCGAGCACAAGACATAGTAGCTGCTGCTGCCAAGTCGGCCATGAAGAAAAAACGAGTGGGTTAGTCCAGAGGGATTGCTCTTTGTGAGTAAATACCTTATTATATAACATAAGGAAAACACCATGGCCTATTCAGAAAAAGTAATTGATCATTATGAACACCCACGTAATGTGGGCAGCTTTGACAAGGGCGACAACACGGTCGGCACCGGCATGGTAGGCGCACCTGCCTGCGGCGACGTGATGAAGCTGCAAATCAAGGTAGTGGATGGAATCATCCAGGACGCCAGGTTTAAAACATATGGCTGCGGGTCGGCGATTGCGTCAAGTTCTCTCATTACCGAAATGGTCAAAGGAATGACTCTTGATGCTGCATCAGCAATTAAAAATTCAGAAATTGCGTCTGAGCTTGCTTTGCCTCCGGTCAAGATTCACTGTTCGATACTTGCAGAAGATGCTATCAAAGCAGCAGTGGCAGACTATCGCAGCCGTCATGATAACCCTAACTGAAACAGCCGATAACAAAATCCGACGATTACTGGAGAAACGCGGCGGCATAGGCATACGACTGGGAGTGAAAACTACTGGTTGCTCTGGACTAGCTTATGTGCTAGAATACATAGACACGCACCCATCGGACCTTGACACCGTGATCAACTATGCACAATCTGGATTTTCTGTGATAGTGGATAAAAAGCATGAAGTGTATCTTTCAGGTATCACTATAGATTATGTTCGTCAAGGACTCAATGAAGGATTTGAATTCTCCAATCCCAATGAACGCGATCGATGTGGTTGCGGAGAAAGTTTTAGAGTTTAACTTGTACAATCCACGATTCAACTATCAACCTATACCCAGAGTCACAATAGAGGGTAAACGATTCTATGCCACACCTGACGGCAACAACTTGCCATCAGTGACTACCATCTTGGACCGGACCAAGAGTGAAGCCAGCAAGGCAGCACTACACAATTGGCGGCGCGCTGTGGGGGCAGAAAAGGCACAACAGATAACTACCGAAGCTGCCAACCGTGGTACCAGGATGCATACCTATCTTGAGGACTATGTAAAAACTGGGGCGATCAAAGAACGCGGCACCAATCCATTCTCGTGGAGCAGCCACGAGATGGCCAAAACTGTGATTGCTGAAGGATTGAAGAATGTGAATGAATTTTGGGGCATTGAAGTTCCGCTATACTTCCCCAAGATCTACGCAGGCACCACAGATGGCGCTGGCATGCATCTCAATGAAGAATCCATCCTGGACTACAAGCAAACCAACAAGCCCAAGAAGCGCGAATGGATTGATGATTATTTTGTGCAGTTATGTGCCTATGCAGAAGCACATAATGAACTGCATGGCACACGCATACGCAAAGGGGTGATCTTGATGTGTGTGAAACCAGATCTTGATGCCGATCACAATCTCATCTCTAAACCGCAGTATCAAGAGTTTGTGCTTGAAGGCACAGAATACGATCGATATCGTGATCTGTGGTGGCGCAAAGTAGAAGAATACTACACCAAACACATCTAGCAGCCCTGGCTGATTGTGGCTAAATATGTGATACCTCAAGGAATCACATCGTGGCAATTGTACAAATTTCAAGAATCACCCAACGCAAGGGCTTAACCGAAGACCTACCTCAACCGCTGGCCGGCGCAGAATTTGGTTGGGCAACTGACGAGCGCCGATTGTTCATCGGCAATGGCACCATCGAAGATGGTGCCCCTGTTGTGGGCAATACTGAAGTGTTGACTGAATTTTCAGACATATTGGCATTCTGCACTGCCTACACTTATGAAGGTGCTGCTGCTGGATACACAGTACAAACCGGGCCTAGTACCAGTTCGCCGGAATCACAGAGCATTCAAGCCAGACTTGACAGTTATGCAGTGGTGACTGACTTTGGAGCCATGGGAGACGGTGTGACAGATGACACTGCCGCTATCAATCGCGCCTTATATCAATTGTATTGCCGAGAAGTCAATACTGCCATACGCCGTAGTTTGTTTTTCCCAGCTGGAACTTATGTGGTCACTGATACCATAGCTATCCCTCCGTATGCTCTATTGTATGGCGAAGGATCCAACTCCAGTATCATCAAATTTACTGTGAATCCTTGGACCAGCGCGATTTCATATCCAGCTGGTGTGTTGGTCAGCAATTCAGGCAGTTTCTACCGAGCCAACTTTGCGGTGCCAATTGGCACAGCCCTGGGCAGCACAACCGGCAGCGGGCAATACTACTGGGGAGATATCAACACCGGTGCCGCGACCACTTTGCCTACTTCTGTGGCAGCCACAGCCGACAGTCTGCAACAGACCGGAGTGAATATTGGATCCAATGGTGCCACCACTCCACAATACATCACCTTGCAAGACATGTCATTTGCCACCGATCAAGCAAATGATCCATTCCTGTGGCAAAATGCACAACAGTGTTCGGCCAAAGGTGTGACATTTTCCGGTGCTGGCACCACCAGCACTTTGAATGTGACCACTGCCAACACTCACTCAGTGAATTATGCCGGCACCTCTCCAGCTTGCAAAAACATCATCATGGATACTTGTAAATTTACAGGTTGTACCTATGCCACATCCACTAGTGCTACCTTGCAAGGTATCACCTACAGCAACAGCACCTTTGACACTCTGTACCAAGGCTTGTATTTCAGTACCAACGCCACTGGTGTGAGGATAGTACAAAACACATTTGACAATATCTATGTAGAAGGTGTGGTGTTCAGCGCATGCTCACTGAATGCTAGCGCATACAACACATTCTATGACGTGGGCAATCATTTTGCAGGCATAGGATCTCCAGCCAGCAACATTATCTTGATCTCTGGTGACAACAACATCAGCGTGGGCGATATGTTCACTAGGACCACTGCTAACAGTACCACCTATGCTCGCATCGCATTGAGCAACACCAACAGCACTGCGATGAGCATGAACAATCGCGGTATCACATACTATGTCAGCAATTCGGCCAGCAACAGCATAGCCAACCAACTGGCCCAAGGTACATATGCTCGAGACAATGGTATCAATGATACCTTGGCCAACAACAGCTCGGGCACATTGTTCATTGTGGATACCAGCATCATGAAATCATTCAATGTGGATTATACCATCACAAGAGATATTTTTGCCAGAACCGGGCGCATGACCGTGGTATACGGATCAGGCGGCGGATTTGGATACACAGATGATTACAGTGAAAATGGTATCACTGGCATCACATTGGCCGCAGCAGAAGCATCAGCTGGCGGGAACATCACAGTAAGTTACACATCAACCAGCTCTGGTTATACAGGCAATATCAAATACAGCGTGACACATTTAAATTGATGTGGTCTTCAACTTTTGCTCAGAGGCTTGAAAGTTGGCAACAACTCAGGCATACTGCACAATCACTATTGGCCAGCGAGGCCGCAGAATCAATCAACGCCTGGTGGTTCCGGGCGCCGTGGCGTGCATATCATCTGCACTGGGACGATCAAGAGGATTGGCCCGATCCATGGCAATTATTGAGCGATAATATCTATTGTCCGGTTGCTCGCGGGTTGGGAATCCTGTATACTGTAGCTATGATAGATCACCCAGAATTGCAAGATGCTGTGCTAATAGACACTGGAGCCGACAATTTAGTCCTAATCAGCCAAGAGAAATATGTATTGAATTGGGACCAGTCTCGAGTGTTAAATATTGATCCAGGACAATATCAAATACAGCACAGCTTGACTCAACAACAAGTAAAACAACAAACAAGGTAGCGATGAAAATTACAACAGTACAAAAGCGCGATGGCAGCAGAGAGCCATTGGCATTAGAGAAATGGCAGGCTCAGATTGCCAAAGTATGCGCAGGCATAGCAGATGTTAGTCAAAGCATGGTAGAGATCAAAGCCCAGATGCATTTTTATGATGGTATCAGCACACGAGAAATCGATGGTATCACACTCAGGGCCATAGTAGATCTCATTGACGTGGAGTCAAATCCTGATGTGGGTCATACCAATTATCAATATGTGGCCGGCAAACAACGCCTATCGATGCTGCGCAAAGATGTGTATGGAAGCTACACCGTGCCACATCTTTATGACATAGTGAAAAAGAATGTGGCCACCGGACTGTATACCCCTGAACTGTTGGAATGGTATAGTGAGGATGATTGGAACCGCATGCAGGACATGATCGATCA